GGATAGAAGGGCTTCGCTGGGATGCTGATGCTTCCAAACGGAATGAAGCCCACACCGCAGAGCTGAAGAAACAAAGCGATCAGGCCGTGATTGACCTGACCACCCAGAAGAAGCGCACAGAAGCGGCCCTGATAGCATTTCAGGCGCTGGATGCGAAGCACACGAAGGAAATGGCAGATGAACTGGCTAAGAATGAGAAGTTGCGTACTGATATTGCTGCTGGTACTCGCCGGGTGCGAATCGCCGCAGCAAACCTTGCCACCTGCCAACTCGTCGGGAACAGCACTTCCGGGAGCGGCAGCCTGGGCGATGCAGTACAAATCGACCTCACGCCAGCAGGTGGATCAGCTGTTCTCAGTCTCAGAGAGTCAACCAGCAGAGACGCCGAAGTAATTCAATACCTTCAGGGCTATGCAACTGAAGCTCAGAAGCGTTGCAAAATTAACTGATAAAGGAATGGTGGGGGTAAATAAAGAGGACTCTTCGGAATCACTTATCCCGCAAATTCGATCCGTAATTAAGAATGAGCTTCTCCCAGGCGGCCTTCTTTCTCGCAAATAGTCGGGGTAATTATGCGATTAACTGTTCTGGACGATGATCCTGGAATCAAGGTTCACCCTGACCCACGTATCAAAGTTTACCTAGATGGTGCTGAGATTAAATTCTGCCTAACTGCTGATGATGAAAAAGGCGAGATAATCACTGCCGTCACAGACGAACGGGGTTGGATGGTTGCCGAGAATGGAGAAGTTAAACGCCAGACCCTTTACGGTTCCGTTCGGATAGAACGCCAAAACTAACCTAACCAGGAGCATTTATGCAGGTCACTATTGATGGTGTCCAGTATGCGCCTGCGTGCAATACGGGCTCTCGGATTGGCATTGCCATCACCACCCATAACAGACCCGCTGTTCTGGCGAATACGATAGAGCAACACCTGAAATATCTTCCGGCTGGCGCTAAGTTAATCGTGATTGACGATGGTTCAGCGCCAGCAGCAACAGCCGCCGGTATCGAAATAATCCGGCATGATAAATCACTGGGGATCGTAGCTTCGAAGAACCGGAGCCTCGAGGCGCTGATTGATGCTGGCTGCGAGCACCTTTTCCTGTGGGACGATGACGCCTATCCGATCAGCGATAACTGGCACGTCCCATACGTCGAATCACCTGAGCCGCATCTGGCTTACCAATTTCTCGATCTGGCTGGCGTGCAGAAGTTAAAAGATATGGCCGTGCTGTATCGAGATGATCAGCATGTTGCTTACACCGGCCAGCGCGGCGTGATGCTGTATTACCACCGAAGCGCAATTGAGATGGTCGGCGGCTTTGACCCGGTTTATGGTCGTGGCATGTACGAGCATCCCGATCTGGCGCTGCGCATCCATAACGCTGGGCTGTCGACGTGGGCATTTGCTGATGTAACGGGTTCGGAAAAGCTGATCCATTCCCTCGATGAGCACATGTCCGTCGAGCGTTCTGTTCCCCGGACTGACCGTGAGGCTCTGGTAAAGCACAATGTCGGGATTTACAACGGCAGGCGAGACACTGGATATACCGGATTTGCTCCTTATCGGCGTGAACGTGACGTGGTTATTACGGCTCTACTGACCAGCCAGCCTGACCCTCAACGCTCAGCTGTAATGAAGCCCGATGAATCCGTGCTGTCAGCCTGGGCGGCTTCCATTCGTGGCGATGTCGCCATTGTGCTGGCGGATCAACTCATTGCTGCACCTGCTGGCGCTTCACTGGTTAAAGTGCCCGCTGTTCAGATGAGCCCGTACTTTGCCCGCTGGGTTCACATCTACCAACATCTCAGAGCTCATCCTGAATACCGGTTCGTCTGGTGTACGGATGGCACTGACGTTGAGATGTTGCGTGAGCCTTGGGCTGAGATGGTACCCGGTAAGATATACGTTGGCTCTGAGCACAAGACTTACGCCGACGGCTGGATGAAGGCCAATCACCACGGGCGCGCATACGGTGAATTCATTGATCAGCACCGCGATGAACCACTGCTTAATGCCGGTCTCCTTGGTGGTTCGCGTACTGACGTGATGGAGTTTGCGCACCGGATTATCAGGCTGCATTACAGCATAGAAAGCCAGCGGTTTTGGAAGATGGAGACAGCGCCAGCGACCCCGGTTGATATGGGCGCGTTTGGCATGGCTGCAAAGTCATTCGGTGATCGTGTTGTTACGGGGCCAAAGGTTCACACAGTCTTTAAATCTGATGATGGTATGGGTAAGGAGTTCGCCTGGTGGAAGCACAAATAAAGGTTGTGGTGGTCGGCCATCATTCCCGGCGGCATCAGGCCAGCCAACTTGCGCACCTGCTTGATGCTCACCTGCTGATTGATGAAGGGAGCAATGGCGCCAACTGGAATCACCGGCGCGCTATCGAGTGGGCCAGCCAGCAGGATTGCCGTGTAGTGATAATGGAGGATGACGCGCTTCTGTTGCCAGGCTTCATTGATTCAGTACGTGAATGGGTGACCCGGTTCCCTGATAACCTCATCAGCTTCTATCTGGGTACCGGCCGCCCGCCACAGTATCAGCAGCAGATAGCAGCCAGCCTGATTGATGCCGATAAGCGCCGAGGCGATTACATCACGATGGACCGGCTTATTCATGGTGTGTGCTACAGCCCGCCAGTCAGCGGACTTAGCCGCATCATGCAGAACTGGAACCGCACCAAGGCGGCTGACTATGCAGTCGGTGATGCATTGGGCGGCAAGGTCATCTATCCCTGTTACTCGTTGGTGGATCATGCAGACGGCGTCACGGTCGAGCGACACCCAGACAATCAACCAAGGGTAGAGCGGCGGCGCGCGTGGCGTCTCGCTGTATCACCCTGATAGGTAAATAATATGCCAGCAGCAATTCCCCGCGCATGCCGCAAGCACGGATGTGGGCGAACCACGACAGACCGTTCTGGTTATTGTGAGACGCACCGCAATGAAGGATGGCAGCAGCACCAGCGGGGACAATCAAGGCATGCGCGCGGATATGGCACCAGTTGGGACAAACTCCGACCGGTCATCCTAGGGCGCGACAAGCACCTGTGTCAGGAGTGCGCGCGACAGGGCAGGATCACACCAGCTACGACCGTCGATCACATCATTGCTAAAGCCAATGGGGGTACCGATGACCCGGACAACCTCGAAAGCCTTTGCTGGCCTTGCCATCGGGCGAAAACAGGCCGCGAGCGGCTCAAACGATAATCGTTCGCATCAGGCGGGGAGGGCGGGTTGAGAGTTCAGGCCTTTCGCGCTATAGGACCGCCGCCTAAGTTTTTGTCACACGCCCGCAGGTTACAAATCTTTTTTAGGGGTCCCCTGAGGATCGATTAATAGGAGTTTTCAATCATGTCCGGACCGCCGAGAACCCCGACAGCTCTGCGTTTGGTCAAGGGTAACCCATCGAAAAGGGCCTTGAACAAGGCAGAGCCAAAACCCCCTTCTGGGGTACCCCAAATTCCGAAGCATTTTAACAAGCAGGAAAAGTACTGGTTCAAACGGATCGGGGAAGAGTTGGATTGCTCCAATGTGATCACCAAGCTTGATGGCATGGCGCTGGAACTTCTCATCGGCGCGTATGTTGAATGGCGAAAACACCGTGATGTGATTGACCAGGTTGGCGAGACCTACAACGTAACGAACATGCAGGGTGAGACGTTAGTAAAAGCCCATCCACAGGTTGCGATGATGTCAGATGCCTGGAAACGTTTGCGGGCAATGATGTCTGAATTCGGCATGACCCCAGCCGCTCGCAGCAAAGTCAGCAGCGAAGGGAAGGGGGAAGCCGACCCACTCGAAGAATTTTTGAAAAAGCGCAAATGATGAATGGCAACGGTTTCGGATGGTATTCAGTACGCCGAGCGCGTGCTATCCGGCGAGATTGTTGCTGGCGAACTGGTGCGGCTTTCGTGCCAACGATTCCTTAACGATTTAGAGCATGGGCCGGAACGCGGCGTCTACTTCAGTGAGGATCGCGCCCAGCACATCCTCGATTTCTATAACTTCGTCCCCCACGTAAAAGGCGCACTGGCTGGCAAGCCGATAGAGCTGATGGCGTGGGACATCTTCATTCTGATAAATCTTTTTGGCTTCGTTATCCCCCTGATCGATGAAATGACCGGGGAACAGGTGTTCGATGACGACGGCGATGCAATTATGGTTCGCCGCTTCCGTACTGCTTATAACGAGGTGGCGCGTAAAAACGCTAAGTCGACTCTCTCCTCGGGGATTGGCCTGTACATGACCGGCGCGGATGGAGAGGGCGGCGCCGAGGTTTACTCAGCTGCCACCACCCGTGACCAGGCCCGGATCGTGTTCGATGATGCAAAGAACATGATCAAGAAAGCCCCCCGGACACTGGGCAGACTGTTTGGTCACGTCAAACTGAACATCCATCAGGAGAGAACAGCCTCAAAGTTTGAACCGCTTTCCAGCGATGCAAATAACCTCGACGGGCTGAATATCCATTGCGGGATCGTTGATGAGCTTCACGCTCACCGCACCCGTGACGTTTGGGACGTATTGGAAACGGCCACCGGCGCGCGTCTTCAATCATTGCTGTTTGCCATTACGACAGCAGGTTCTAACAAAGAGGGTATCTGTTTCGAACAGCGCGACTACGCGATAAAAGTGCTGCGCGGCGTGGTGGATGATGACACTTATTTTGCTGTCATTTATACGCTGGATGAAGACGACGACCCGTTCGATGAAAAGAACTGGCCGAAGGCGAATCCGGGGCTTGGCATCTGTAAGCGCTGGGACGATATGCGCCGTCTGGCAAAAAAGGCGAAAGAGCAAATCGCCGCTCGTCCGAACTTCTTTACGAAGCATCTAAATATCTGGGTGACGGCTGAAAGTGCCTGGATGGATATGGACCGCTGGGCGAAGTGTGCAGATATTGCGCCCGATGATGAGCTGCGTAACTGGCCGCTTTGGGTAGGTATCGACCTTGCGAACAAAATAGATATTTGCGCCGCGGTGAAAACGTGGCGTTCTCCATCCGGACACACTCACACGAAATCGAAATTCTGGATCCCAGAGGGAAGACTGGAGACCGCGCCGAAGCATATATCCGAACTGTACCGGAAGTGGGCAGATGCGGGTTATCTGGACTTAACCGATGGTGACGTTATCGATCACGGCTACATCAAAGCCGAAGTGGAAGCGTGGGTAAAAGGCGAAAGCCTGAAGGAAATCGCGTTCGACCCGTGGAGTGCAATACAGTTTAGTTTGGCACTGGCTGAAGAGGGATTGCCGCTGGTTGAGGTTGCACAGACAGTTAAAAACCTGTCTGAGGCGATGAAGTCAGTACAGGCCGATGTGTACGGAAGCAAAATCCACCACGACGGTAACCCGGTGATGACCTGGATGATGTCAAACGTCACGGTTAAACCTGACAAAAACGACAATATCTTCCCCAATAAATCGACCCCAGAAAACAAAATCGATGGACCGGTTGCACTGTTTACGGCGAAGAGCCGGTTACTGGTCAACGGCGGCGATGATAAACAGGACTTAACCGACTTCTTCGAAGATCCGATAATGATAGGTGTCTGATGAAATCCAAAAAACAACCGGGGCGCGTAAAAAGCGCCCTTTTAAATTGGCTCGGTGTACCTATCAGTTTGACCACCGGCACGTTTTGGCAGGAGTGGATGGGAACCAGCAGTAGCGGTAAAACGGTGACCGTCGATAAGGCGATCATGTTGTCCGCCGTCTGGGCCTGCGCACGGCTGCTGAGTGAATCGGTATCAACGCTGCCGCTGAAAGTCTATAAGCGGGAAAAGGATGGTTCTCGGGAGCTGGCCACCGACCACCCGGCATATAAAGTGCTCTGTAAGCAGCCCAACGGGGAAATGACCCCGTCCAGATTTATGCTGATGCTCGTTGCCAGCATCTGCATGCGGGGTAATGCCTTCATAGAAAAGCTGATGATTGGTCAAAAGCTGGTTGGGCTTAACCCGCTGTTACCGCAAAACATGGTCGTTAAGCGACTTGATAACGGGCAATTGCAATACACCTACACCGATAAAAACGGTCAGCGCGTTATTCCTGTGAAAAACATGATGCATATTCGTGGGTTCGGGCTGGATGGCGTATGCGGCATGATGCCGATGATGGCTGGGCGTGATGTCATTGGCTCGGCAATGGCGGTTGAGGAATCTGCCGCGAAAATATTTGAGAACGGCATACAGAATTCAGGGTTTATTAGTGCAAAAACAGACATTAATAAAGAGCAGAGAGAACGGTTAAAGCAGAACCTGAGTTCTTTTGTAGGCTCGAAAAATGCCGGTAAGGTCATGGTGCTTGAAGGTGACATGACCTATCAGGGGGTAACGATGAACCCTGAGGCAGCGCAAATGCTGGAGAGCCGTTCTTTCAGTATTGAAGAAATCTGCCGCTGGTTCCGAATCCCGCCGTTTATGGTAGGGCACATGACCAAACAAAGCAGCTGGGCGTCCAGCGTCGAAGGCATGAACCTTTTATTCCTGACGAACACGTTGCGCCCGCTGCTGGTCAATATCGAGCAGGAGATAGCGCGCTGCCTGCTGGGTAACGATGAAGAATATTTTGCTGAATTTTCGGTTGAAGGTTTACTCCGCGCTGACAGCGCAGGTCGCGCAGCGTATTACACGACTGCCCTGCAGAATGGCTGGATGAGCAGAAATGATGTCCGACGACTAGAAAATCTGCCTCCGATCCCGGGCGGCGACATTTACACCGTGCAGTTGAACCTCACCGCGCTTGAGGATTTACGCCAAAACAATCAGGCAGCGAGAGCCAGCGCATTGCTCGAGCTCCATAACCAACTGTTCCCCGATATTTCTTTCGAACATTCCCCGCTGAAAAAGGCGGCTTAGGAGCCATCCCATGTCATTAAAGAATCTTCCGGCAGCGCCGGAGGGGCGCCCGTGCGCGAAAGTCACCAGTGAGCTATCACCGGCCGCTTTGGATCGCTGGGACGGTGGCATTAAGGCTGCCAACAGCAACGACAATACGATTTCAATTTTTGACGTGATTGGTGCTGATTACTGGGGGGAGGGAGTCACTGCAAATAGAATTGCTGGCGCTCTTCGTTCTATGAACGGCGAGAACGTCACGGTCAGCATTAACTCTCCGGGCGGCGATATGTTCGAAGGGTTGGCAATCTATAACCAACTGCGCGAATACAGCGGAAAAGTTACCGTCAAGGTGCTGGGGATCGCTGCCTCTGCCGCGTCGATTATCGCGATGGCCGGTGATGAGGTGCAGATTGGCCGCGGCGCGTTCCTGATGATCCATAACTGCTGGGTGTATGCGGTGGGTAACCGGCATGACCTTGCACGGGCAGCCCAGGACATGGAGCCTTTCGATCGCGCCATGCAGGATATTTACTCTGCCCGAAGTGGCCTTGATGCTTCGGACGTTTCAGAAATGATGGATAACGAAACGTATATCGGTGGCAACGATGCGGTCGAAAAAGGTTTTGCTGACCGCCTTCTTTCTGCAGATGAAATCTCTGACGGTGATGAAAGCCCGGCAGCCGCGCTGCGTAAGCTTGACGCATTGTTAGCGAAAGCCAATACCCCGCGCTCTGAGCGCAGAAAACTTCTCAAATCTTTATCTGCCAGTACGCCGGGCGCTACTGACAATCAACAAGGTAAGCCGAGCGCTACCGACGCACCAAACCCTGAAAACATCAAACAACTTGAAGACGCGCTGGCCGCGTTCGGCAAATAAGGAAACATCATGTCCGAAGTAAACGAAATTCTGAAAAAAGTAACGGCGAGCATTGAAGAAGCTAATGGCAAATTCAGCGCTAAGGCAGAAGAGGCGCTGGCAGAGGCCAAAAAATCCGGGTCTCTTTCTGCAGAAACAAAGGCAGCAGTCGATCAGATGGCATCTGAGTTCAATGCCCTGCGTGAAGCTGAAAAAACGCTGAAATCCGCACTCGGCGATCTGGAACAGCATGTCGCGCAGATGCCTCTGAACAATGCTGCCAAAGTCGCTGAAACCGTGGGTAAAGTGGTGATCAGCTCCGAAGCGCTGAAGAACTTCGCGGCAAGTGTTGAAGGCGGCAAGCGTGTAAACATTCCTGTGAATGCGGCGTTGCTGTCCACGGATGTTGCCGAGGGTGTTGTCGAGCCTCAGCGTTTACCAGGCATCGATACTGCGCCGAAACAGCGTTTGTTCATCCGAGATTTGATTGCTCCGGGCCGCACCGGCGCCCCGGCAATTTTCTGGGTGCAGCAGACCGGTTTCACCAACGCAGCGAAGGTTGTTGCGGAAGGAACCACCAAGCCTTACAGCGGCATTGAATTCGCCACCAAAATCACCCCGGTCACCACCATTGCTCACATGTTCAAAGCATCGAAGCAGATCCTCGATGACTTTGCGCAGCTGCAATCAACGATTGATGCAGAAATGCGCTACGGCCTGAAATATGTTGAAGAGCAGGAAATTCTCTTCGGCGACGGTACCGGCGTACACCTTCACGGCATTGTGCCTCAAGCCTCTGCGTTCGACCCGGCATTTTCGGTAGAGCAGCAGAACGGCATCGATGATCTGCGCCTGGCAATGTTGCAGGCACAACTGGCGCGCTTCCCGGCTTCAGGCCATGTCCTGCACTTCATCGACTGGGCGAAGATCGAACTGACGAAAGACACGCTGGGCCGCTACATTCTGGCGAACCCTTCAGCTCTGACGGGTCCTACACTGTGGGGCTTGCCAGTCGTGGCAACAGAAACTGCCGCCTTCCAGGGTAAATTCCTGACAGGTGCCTTTAATGCCGCCGCTCAGCTGTTCGACCGTGAAGACGCCAACGTAGTGATCAGCACCGAGAATGCCGACGATTTCGAAAAGAACATGATTTCGATTCGTTGCGAAGAGCGTCTGGCGCTGGCAGTTAAGCGCCCGGAAGCGTTTATTTACGGTGCATTCACCGCGCCTGGTGCGGGAAGTTAAATTTTGCAACTTGTGGCGGCCTTCGGGCCGCTTTTTCATTTGTAAAAGGTTGGGCAAAAGATGGCTGATCCCGCCGCAGTTATTGATCTCGGTATCGTAAAAAATCATTGCCGGGTTGAACCTGATTTCACCCTTGATGATTCGTTATTCCAAATTTATACCGGTGCTGCGAAGCGTTATGTTGAAACGTGGACGCGCCGGACGCTTTACCTACTGAACACTGATCCGGGTTACGACACAGACGAAAACCGCCTGTTACTTGATGACGATATCCGCACAGCGATGCTTTTGCTGATTGGCCACTGGTATGCCAACAGGGAAGCTGTAAACATCGGGAATATCACTTCGACCATCCCTTTGGCAGTGGAATCGCTTTTGCAGCCGTATCGAATTTACGGTCTTTAAGGAGTGCTTTATGCAGGCCGGACGACTTCGCGATCGGGTAACTATTCAGAATTTTATTGAAACCAGAAAGCCGTCTGGACAACCGGAAAAGGTCTGGTCGGACACGGCAACCGTATGGGCGGAAGTGAGAGGCATAAGCGGGCGTGAACTTGTGGCGTCCGGGGCGGAAAAGGCAGAAGCAACAATACGTGTATGGATGCGCTATCGCGATGACGTCGGCGCTTCATCCCGGCTTGTCTGCGAGTCAGGACCCTTTAAAGGACAGGTTTTAGAAATATCAGGTCCCCCAATCCCAGACTCAAGAATGACGCAGTTGGAAATTCTCTGTAATCAGGGGGTGAAAACGTGATCGACACTAAACTCGATTTCTCGGATTTGCTGGACCTGTCCGATGACCTGAAAGCCCTGAGCAAAGCTGAAAACAGAAAAGTGATGCGCGATGCCACACGCGCCGCAGCCACTGTTTTTAAAGATGAAGTGATCAAGCGGGCCCCCGTTCGCACCGGTAAGTTGAAGAAAAATATTGTCGTGATGACTCAGCGAGACAGAAACGGTGATATTTCCTCTGGTGTTCATATCCGAGGCAATAACCCTCGTACCGGGAACAGCGATAACAAGATGAAGACCAACGACAGCAAGAATGCCTTTTACTGGCGGTTTGTTGAGTTGGGCACTTCTTATATGGCTCAGGTTCCTTTTGTTCGCCCGGCTTATGACGCCCGGCAGGATGATGCAACAAAGGCTGCATTTTCCCAGGCCAATCTTGCTATCGATAAGGCGCTATCAAAATGACTGAAGCCGATGTTTTTGCGCTCATAGGTATGTTGGCGGGCGGGCAGGTTTATCCCTACGTTGCACCGCTGAATGCCGAAGGCCAAACCGCCGTCAGCGCGCCGTGGATCGTCTTCAGTATTGTCAGCGAAAACTTTGGCGACACCCTTTGCGGCCCTGCAGAAGAAACAGATTCCGTTCAGGTCGATGTTTACGCCAAATCGCCTGATGAAGCCCGCGCAATTCGTGAGTTGGTACAAAACGCGCTGGCGCCACTGAATTTCACGCAACTTAACCGAACCAACGGATACGAGTCTGAAACGGGGCTCTACCGTGCCATGCTGGAAATTCAGAACCAGCAATAACCCATCACCTCACCAATAGCCGCCCACGGGCGGTTTTTTTATGTCCGGAGAACTTATGTCGAGTAAATACGAAGTCACAAAGGGTATGACGTTCGCCGTCAGCGACGCGCCGGTTTCTGTCGCTGATTTTACTGCACCTGGCTTTCCCGGTGTGGGGATCGCCTGGCTGGATGCCGCATGTGCAACGAAAGAAATCACCTATACCGGCGGCCAGAAGGGGGACATTGATGTCACCACCCTGTGCTCTGTAGAACAGGAGCAGACCAACGGGCTCTCCGCACCGTCAGAAATGTCGATTACGCGTAACTGGGTTGGCGATGAAGAGGCCCAGGCCGCATTGCAGACGGCATATGAAAATGACGAATTGCGGGCGCTGCGCGTGAAATTCGCTTCGGGCAATGGCTACTACATTCTTGTTGAAGTACGTCAAAGCTCATGGTCAGCAGCTACGTCTTCCGTCGTCGGCGCGACGTATTCACTGCGCGTTCGTGGCAAACCGATCCCTATCATTCAGGCAACATCCTAAGCGGCTCAGGCCGCTTTTTTTTATCCTGAATTCCTTCACTTTTAGAGAACCCAACAATGAAGAAAACGGCACTCTCTGCCTCATTACGTGATCTGGCTTTGGCCCCGTCTGGCGCATATCGCACAAAAGAAGTTTCGGTACCGGAATGGCGCAACATCAAGGTCACTCTGCGCGAGCCCTCTGGTCAAGCCTGGGTTGATTTCCGCGCCTTCCTTTCTCCCGAACTGCCGGAAGGAACAGAACCGCCAAAACTGACCCCGACTGAAACCTTCATTCGTAACCGTGACGCTGATGTGATCCTGTTTATCGATGTGTTGCTGGATGAGAACGGCGAACAAGTGTTTTCAACGGAAGATAAAGAGCAGGTCTCGGAAATTTACGGGCCCGTCCATGTGCGATTACTACAACAGGCGCTGGCCTTAGGCCTGAGTCAGGAATCTGCTGAAAAAAAGTAAAAGAGCCGCTGACCTTCTTCCTCTTCTCTCTGGCGCTCCGTCTGGGGCGCACCGTTCACGAACTCCGCCAAACCCTTACCGCCAGTGAATTGAAAATGTGGATCGCCTATGACCGGTTAAGCCCTATCGGCGACTGGCGCGGTGATGTTCAGGCTGCGCAAGTCGCGACCGCAACTATCAATGCACAGGGCGGAAAACTCAGCTTAAACGATGTGCTGCTGAAGTGGGGCCAGACGGAAGAAGAGAAAGAAATTAGTGATTTTGAAGAGTTTTTAGGCGGTCTTTGATACCCGCGCAGGCGGGGTTTATGGGTGAAATATGGCTACGCTGCGCGAACTTATTATCAAAATTTCAGCGAACTCCAGTTCATTTCAGTCTGAAATTTCCCGTGCTTCCCGAATGGGGGCCGATTATTACAAAACGATGGAGCAGGGCGGTAAGAAAGCCGCGGCGGCTACGCGTGAAACGCAGCGCGCTATCAGCGATTTAAGCGGTGAACTCGCTTCTGTTAAGTCTTCGGCTGCCGGTCTGGCTGGCGCTTTTGCTGGGGCGTTCGCCACACACCAACTTATTGAATTTGCTGACACATGGAATCAACTAAACGGACGGCTGCGCCTGGCTTCAACCTCAGCAGATGATTACGCCACATCACAGCGTACGTTGATGGAAATCAGCCAACGTACGGGGACTTCTCTCGAGGCAAACAGCAACCTTTACAGCCGTATTGCCCAGGCGCTACGTGCCGCAGGCTATGCATCTTCAGACGTTGCGAAGGTCACGGAAACCGTGGCCACGTCGCTGAAACTGTCAGGGGCGAGCACAGAAGAAGCCAGTTCCGTGATCACGCAGCTCAGCCAGGCATTAGGTTCCGGCGTTTTACGTGGTGAAGAATTCAACGCCATTATGGAGAGTGGCGGTCGGTTGGCGAAGCTTCTTGCAGATGGTTTGGGTACCACGGTTGGCGGTCTCCGAAACATGGCAAACAACGGCGAGTTGACGACTGATAAGATAATCCCGTTGCTGACCAATGTTCAGGTACTGAGAAAAGAGTTTGAAACCCTCCCGGCGTCGATCAGCGGATCCGCGCAGAAAGTGCAAAATGCATTCCTCGCATGGGTGGGCGGTGCGAATGATGCGGTTGGCGCGTCATCGAGTCTGTCTGGCGTGCTGGATGGACTGGCGAAAAACATTAATACCGTTGCCAATGTTACTGGCGCGCTGGTTGGATTGGGCATTGCCCGGTACTTCGGGAATATGGTGGGGAGTGTGGCCCAGTCTACGGCCGCAGTAATCTCAAACACAGCCGCTGAGGTGGCGCTGGCACAGGCGCAGGTACGTGGCGCCCAAGTCAGCGTGGCCGCTGCACGCCAGACTGTTTATAGGGCACAACAGGCAAGGGCTGCCGCAACATCCATTGAGGCACAAATTCTCGCTGAACGGAATTTAGCTGCAGCCCAGACATCACTGAACAGCGCTATCAGCGGGCGTTCTGCGGCGATGAGCCAGCTGAATAACACAGCATCAGTCATGAACCGGCTTGGTGGCGGCGTTCTTAGCCTGCTCGGCGGTTGGCCAGGCCTTATTATTTCGGCCGGAACGGCAATGTATGGTCTGTACCAGCATACACAGCAGGTTCATCAGGAAGCCGTGAGCTTCGCCAATAATCTCGATGAGATAAACGGCAAACTTCAGACCATGTCGGTACTTGGCCTGAAGGCTACAGCCGGTGACGCGCGTTCTTCTCTGGCCGCACAGAAAAGCGACCTTGCCGATCTGGATGTTCAGATTGCTAAAGTGAAAGACAGTCTGAAAGGGTTGGATCAGATCCAGCAGGACTATAACGCACACCCGACCGTAACCCAGTTGAACACGTTCATGGATCAGGCGGACATCACCGCTAAAAACATCGAACTGACCGACAAGCTGAATAAACTGGAATACGAACGCGAGAATGCTGCGGCGAAAGTGGCCAGCACTCAAAAGTTAGTCAATGACGCCAGTGATCTGGCAACTAAAAAGGCTATCGAACAGGCTGGAGCTGTCTCCATTCTGAAAGGTGCATATGACCTGCTTAACCGGTCAATGTCCGCGACTGCCGGTGCCACGCCGCCCCAGTATGCTGGGCCTGTAGTTTCAACCGCGAATACCACTCCTCAGCAATCCACCGCAGTTGAAAAATCCCGGCGTGAAAACGAGTTAGCCAACCTTTCAGGGCTGCAAAAGCTCCATCAGCAATATGTTTATGAAGCCGAGGACCTGAAACTTACCGGCGCACTCTATACGACTTACATCTACAACAAAGATCAGGCAGCCAAAAAGGATGCCGCAGCCGCACAGGCCAAAAAGGACGGCACTGCCGCCACCAATGCCCAGAACAAGGCAGAGCGTGAAGCGGCGACAGTCGCCGAGCAATACAGTCGCAAAATGGCCGATCTGACGGTCGCTATCGAGGTTCAAAAGGTCAGGGCCACTGAAGGTGAAAAGGCTTCTGAGCTTTATGCTGCCTCTCACCAGGCCGGCACCAAATGGACGGACGAACAGCGCAAAGCCATTCAGGCTTCATCTGCTGAGCTCGCCAAGTGGAATCAGCGCGCTGACGAAACTGTCAGGAAACAGCGCGAACAGGCCGATGCTTTGAAGGACTTAACGGATGCCGCCAGAAAATACCGGGATGAGGCGGCGCTGACAACCGAAACGGCTGGACTGAGTGACCGGCAGCGGTCCCGATTTGATGAGACTCAGCAGATTGGTAGAGTTTTTGAAAAAGCGGGTGGTGAAAACAACTCCCAAGCTGTAGCAGCTCAGCAAGCAGCTCTTGAAGCGCTGGACAAAAAATATCAGGCTGTAGCCGCAGCAGAGGCAGACTGGATGTCTGGTGCTTCTAAGGGATACAACAACTGGCTAGAGGAAGTCAGTAATGTATCAGGAACCGTTTCAGATGGCGTGAAAAGTACCCTTGATAGCGCGTTCACCAACGTCACTTCAATGCTGGAAGGCAATAAAGTGAGCTGGAAATCATGGGGTGTTTCTCTCCTGCAGATTATTGAAAAAGTGGCGCTTCAGATGGCGGTAGTCAGCGCTATGGGAGGCGGTTCTTCTTCTTCGTCATCTGGTTTATTCGGCTCTTTGGTTAGCGGCGTTGCGAGTTACTTCGGCGGTTCAGGTACATCCGGCGCGGCAGCGTCCAGCTCATTCTCTTCTGGTGCGTATAGCAATCTGAGTTTTAACGCCAAAGGCGGCGTCTACGATTCACCGTCCCTGAATTCGTTCAGCGGCGGGGTCTACAACGCGCCTACTATGTTTGCTTTTGCTCAGGGTGCTGGTGTGTTTGGTGAGGCGGGGCCGGAAGCCATTATGCCACTTACCCGTGCAGCTGACGGTTCTCTCGGCGTGAGAGCGGTGGGTGGGGGTAACTCTTCCGGTAATTCAGGTGGTGCACCTCAGGTTTACATCTCTATTGATGGGAACGGTAACTCCAGTTCTAAATCCTCCGATGGTTGGGAACAGTTCGGAACGCAGATCGCCACCTATGTAAAGCAACTTTATCAGCAGGAAAAGATGAAAGATTTACGCCCGGGCGGTGACATCTGGAATGCAATGAAAAGCAGGTGATAAATGGCTATTGAAACATTTACATGGTGCCCGCGCCTGAACGCAGAGGCGGACACGACATTTCGTATTCGCAAGGCACAGTTTGGCGATGGCTACACTCAGGTTGCCGCTGATGGATTAAATGCGAGAAGTCAGGAATGGACGTTAAGTTTTACCGGCAACGAGTCTTACATTTCAGCAATCAAAAATTTCCTTGATTCACATGCAGGTAAAAAATCTTTTCTGTGGACACCACCCCTTGAGTCTCTTGGATTTTTTCGATGTGAGACATATAAGCCAACCGCATTAGGGAATGGTAAATATAACCTTGATGCGACCTTTGTGCAGGCATTCAAACCATGAGCATAAACAACGATTATCAGAAATTAGAGCCGGGCGACACTGTCCGGCTTTTTGAAGTTGACGGCACTGCCTTTGGCACCGGCGAAGTCATCAGATTTCATAATTACAATCTGGTTTACACCGAAGCCGAAATTGTAGCAGCAGGTGGAGATGAATCGAAACTGCCTGCGAAATCCATCTGGTGGCAAGGTAATGAATATTCAGCATGGCCGGTTCGGATTGAAGGCATTGAGGCTTCAACCAGCGGCAGCGGCGCTCAGCCGAAACTGACTGTGGCGAATCTTGACGGGTCGATTACCGCGCTTTGTCTGGCTTACGATGACATGCTTCAGGCAGTGGTAACGATTCACGACACGCTGGCGCAGTACCTCGATGCCCGAAACTTTGCGGGCGGGAATGCCACGGCGGACGCCAGTCAGGAAAAGCTGCAGGTTTTCTACATCGACAGCAAGAGCATGGAAACCAACATTTCTGTTGAGTTCACGCTGACCAGCCCGATGGATTTACAGGGATTGATGATCCCGACGCGGCAGCTTCATTCTCTCTGCACCTGGTGCATCCGTGGCAAATACCGTTCAGGTGATGGCTGCGATTATGCCGGTACCAACTATTTCGATAAGCACGGTAATCCGGTTAGCGATCCCTCGCTCGACGTGTGCAATGGCACGCTGAACACGGGGTGTAAGCCTCGGTTTGGCGCAAATAATGAATTGTCGTTCGGCGGCTTCCCTGGCACCTCTCTGATTAAGAGCTGATATGCGTGATAAAACCCTGCAGGCTATTTTTGAACATGCCCGGCAGAGCTACCCGCACGAATGTTGTGGCGTGGTAGCGCAGAAAAGCCGGGTTGAACGCTATTTTCCCTGTGCCAATCTGGCAGCCAATCCTACAGAAGATTTTCATCTTGATCCTGTGGGATATGCTGATGCTGAGGATTGGGGAACGGTTATTTCCATCGTTCACAGTCACCCAGATGCAACGACTCAGCCCAGCGAACTGGATAAGGCGCAGTGCGACGCAACAGAATTACCCTGGCACATCGTGAGCTGGCCGGAGGGGGATTTTCGTACCATTCAGCCGCGCGGTGAATTGCCCTTGCTCGAGCGACCATTTGTGCTCGGACACACGGACTGCTGGGGGCTGGTGATGAGCTATTTCCGACAGACGCACGGCATTGAGTTGGCCGATTATCGTGTCGATTATCCGTGGTGGGAGAATGACTATCCGAATAACTTTTATCATGACTGCTGGTTTGAATGTGGGTTTCGCGAATTCAGCGGGCCAGCAATGCCGGGCGATATGGTGATCATGCAAGTTCAGTCCAATAAGTGGAACCACGCGGGGATCCTGCTCGAAGGCAACATGCTACTGCACCATATGTACGGCATGCTCAGTAACCGAGTTCCTTATGGCGGATACTGGCAGGAACGAACCATGAAAATTGTCAGGCACAAAGATCTGATCTAACTATTTAGACTTAAATAATTCCTCTGCTACGATGTAACGAACTGTTACTTAAGGAGTGGGGATATGAAAAAGATTTTATTAATTGGATTAATGATATTCGCTGCTAATGCACTTGCATCTTCAACTTATACAAAAGATCAACTGAACTCTATGGATTCAATGGGCCAATACCCTGAGCAAGAGGCACCAGTGACTAAAAGTGTAGAAAGCATATCTTTTGAAGAATGTAAATTAAATGCAAGTAGCGCGTATAACCAAGTTATCGGAAGCTACCCAGCAAAAGAGATTGTTGATACAAATGTGCTTTATATTGTCAAGATATGGACAAATGACGGTGTTGTCATGGTTTCGTGTTCGGAGCCAGATAATAAAAAAGTTGTTACTCAGTCCTCTTACAAATAAGGTACAAAATGAATAGGTTTTTTATAATGGTACTGGTTATTGGGATAACCGGATGCGCCGCTAAGCCTTATGAGGCAACAAGTACAATTTATGATACGAACCTGACTACGGTGAAAGGGGATCTTACTCATGTCCGCGTTCACAGAGCTTCACAACTTACTGGCTCTGGTTTAGGGAAAGGCTGCCCGTTAGTGCTTAACGTAGATGAAAAAGAAATTGCTGGCTTGCAACAAAATCAATATGTAGATTTTTACTTACCCCAAGGAGAACACACCATTTCAGTTAAGTTTAAATGTGCGATAACTGAATGGAAAAAATCTCTTCAGTTAATAGCCGATGGCAAACCTAAAGAATATGAAACGGAAATAGGCGCCGCTGGGCAATATAGAATGTGGCAAACCAAGTAAATTAAAAGTCGCTTAGGCGGCTTTTTTTATGGGGATTAATTTATGGTAGAGGCTATTCCTGAAAAGTTGGCAACAATTGAGTTATATGGGCTGCTCGCAAAGACATTTGGTAAAACGCATCAACGACTGGTGCGTACCAAAGCGGAAGCCATACATGCTCTGTGTAAGACTATCTCTAATTTTGAGAGATTCCTTAATACCAGTAAGCTTCGGGGTCTCACCTATGCGGTATTTGTAGGGAAAAGAAACATTGGCTTCGACGACCTGGGTTATCCAATTACCGAAGAAACAATAAAAATTGTTCCAGTTACGATAGGAAGCAAACGCGCTGGCGCGCTGCAAACAATTTTAGGTGCAGTTCTTGTTGTTGCTGGCGTAGTTGTTGGTGCTTTAGCTGGATGGACTGGTATTGGTGGAGCCGTCGCCGCTGGCATGATCAAAGTTGGGGCCGCAATGGCAATTGGCGGCGTCATTCAAATGCTCTCGCCGCAGACCTCCGGTCTCGCCAGTAAGCAAGATGCAGATAACCAGGCTTCCTATGCCTTTGGTGGTGTCACGAATACGGCCGCTCAGGGCTATCCTGTTCCGCTTCTTTATGGAAAACGCCGGATCGGCGGCGCTATTATTTCCGCCGGTATTTATGTAGAAGACCAGCAATAACCCCATCACCTAATTCTTCCATCTAAGGTCGCCACGGCGGCCTTTTTTTATGGGCGCAATATGGCAACCGCAACCAAAATTAATGGCCACAAAGGTGGCAGTTCTTCATCCCGCACGCCCGTAGAACAACCAGACGACCTTCAGTCCATCGCGAAGGCAAAACTGCTTATCGCTTTGGGTGAGGGGGAATTCGGCGGTGGCCTGACAGGACAATCCATTTTTCTGGACGGAACTCCGCTTCTGAACAGTGACGGTTCGAGCAATTTCAGCGGGGTGTTGTGGGAGTTCCGCCCCGGGACGCAGGCTCAATTCTATATTCAGGGATTGCCGGGTACTGAGAACGAAATTAGCGTGGGCACGGAGGTAAAAAGCACGGTTGCCTGGGCGCATACTTTCACTAATACCCAGCTTTCCGCTATCCGTCTGCGCCTGAAATGGCCGTCACTCTTCAAGCAAGAAGACGATGGGGATCTGGTTGGGTATTCGATCAATTACACCATCGAGCTGCAAACCGACGGTGGAGCATTTCAGACGGTAATCAACACAGCGGTTACTGGCAAAACAACGTCAGGATACGAGCGCAGCCATCGCATTGACCTCCCAACGGCAGGCTCCACCTGGACAATTCGTCTGCGCAAGATTACGGCAGATGCGAACAGTGCCAAGATTGGTGATGCAATGACTATCCAGAGCTACACGGAAGTCATTGATGCAAAACTGAGGTATCCGAATACAGCGCTGCTGTATATCGAATTTGATTCCAGCCAGTTCAATGGTTCGATCCCTCAGATTTCATGTGAGCCACAGGGCCGCGTCATTCGCGTGCCGGATACCTATGACCCGGTTACACGCACTTACAGCGGCACATGGACCGGTGCTTTTAAATGGGCATGGTCAGATAACCCAGCATGGGTTTTCTATGACCTTGTCGTCACCGATCGGTTTGGTCTGGGTAACCGTCTCACCGCGGCTAACATCGACAAATGGGAACTTTACCAGGTCGCACAATATTGCGATCAGATGGTTCCTGACGGTAAAGGCGGAAACGGTACAGAGCCGCGTTATATCTGCAATGTTTACGTACAAAGCCGAAACGACGCCTATACGGTTTTGAGAGACTTTGCGGCGATCTTCCGAGGCATGACGTATTGGGGTGGAAATCAGATTGTTGCCCTGGCTGATATGCCGCGCGATGTTGATTACAGCTACACCCGCGCAAACGTCATCAATGGCCAATTCAGTTACTCGAGCAGCACGACCAAGACCCGTTACACAACGGCCCTGGTGTCATGGTCTGATCCGGACAATGCCTATACTGATGCTATGGAACCCGTTTTTGAACAGGATCTGGTTACGCGCTACGGCTTTAACCAGTTAGAGCTGACGGCTATTGGCTGTACCCGTCAGTCAGAGGCAAACAGGAAGGGGCGCTGGGGTATCCTGACCAATAACAAAGATCGGGTGATAACTTTCGCTGTCGGGCTGGATGGCATGATCCCACAGCCTGGTTACATCATTGCGGTTGCCGATGAAATGCTGTCGGGAAAAGTGACCGGTGGCCGCATAAGTTCGGTGAACGGTCGCGCGATTACCTTGGACCGTGTGCCGGATGCTGTTGCTGGTGGCCGGCTGATTTTAAATCTTCCATCAGGTGCAGCTCAGTCACGCACAATTCAGTCGGTGTCGGGGACGGTTGTCACCGTCACCACGGGTTACAGCGAAACACCGGAATCTGAAAGCGTATGGGTGGTTGAGTCTGACGAGCTGTATGCGCAGCAATACCGCGTGCTCAGCGTGGCTGACAACAACGACAACACATTCACCATTTCCGCGGCGTATCACGATCCGGATAAATACGCGCGCATAGATACCGGCGCCATTATCGACGAACGCCCGATCAGTGTTATCCCGCCGGGCAACCAGTCTGCCCCGGCCAATATTCAGATCGGCTCTTATTCTGTGGTCAATCAGGGGATCAGCGTTCAGACGATGCGGGCTACGTGGGACGCAACGAAGAACGCTATCGCCTATGAGGCACAGTGGCGCCGTAACGATGGGAATTGGGTAAACGTACCGCGCAGCTCTGCCACGTCGTTTGAAGTACCTGGCATTTATGCTGGCAGTTATATGGTGCGTGTGCGTGCGATTAATGCGGTCGAAGTGTCATCTCCATGGGGATACTCCGATTTGACCACGCTTAACGGCAAGGTGGGTAATCCCGGAACACCGATAAACTTGGTCGCCAGCGATAATGTCGTGTGGAATATCGATATCACCTGGGGATTTCCTGTAGGCAGCGGAGACACAGCCTATACCGAGCTGCAGCAATCAACCACGGCTGACCATCAAAACCCAACGCTGCTGGCCACCGTTCCTTATCCGGGGGCTGCATATCAGCATGGTCCAATGCCGGCAGGTATAAGGCGCTGGTACCGGGCCAGACTGGTTGACAGAATTGGCAACGTGGGGGACTGGACGGAATATGTCGCCGGTGCGAGTAATGTTGATGCCAACGACCTTATTCATGACACGCTGGAAAAATATCTTGAAACACAGGACGGTAAAGCGCTTTTAGAGCCGCTGATTACCGATCCCCAACTTCTGGCTGAAAGCATTCTTGCTAACTATGACAGCGTGGATCAGCAGTGGAAAAACTACGGTGAAAACCGTGCGGGGATTATTGAAGCAACAAAAATAGCTACCGATGCGAACAGCTCTATCGCTCAGCTCGAAACGGATGTGGCGGCGAAATTTGGTGAGCAGGAAGCGGTTATCCAGGAGAAATTCACGGCGTATGCCGATGCCAGCGGGCCATCTGCAATCTGGACGATGAAGATGGGGCTTAACTACAATGGCACGAAGTACGATGCGGGCATTTCTGTTGCAGCGATAGTGAACGGCACGGCAGTAGAGACCCGGTTTGCCGTAAATGCCAATCAGTTTGTAGTCATCAGTGGCAGCGGGAACAATCTTTATTCGCCGTTTATTATTAAAGATGGACAGGTGCTTATTAGCCAGGCATTCATCGGAAATGCATGGATAACGAACGCCATGATTGGGGACTACATAGAATCCAATACGTACATCCCGGGTCAGGCGGGATGGCACATCAATAAAAATGGTACCGCAGAGTTCTCCGGGGTTACTGTACGTGGGAAGATTTATGCCAGCGAAGGCGAGCTGAATAATGTACAGATTAATGAGAATTGCACAATCCTTGGTACGCTCAATGCTAACAGGATAGTAGGCGACCTTTCTGACTTTTCCATCGGCAGGTCTTTTAACGTTGGTTCATTCAGTTTGGGTGGCAATCAGACTTCGGCTGAATACAACATATGTGGGATCGCTCAGACTTCTTTTGAGCGTAAAATTGCGTTAACCAGTGCGAACGGTAATGGTATATTTTACATTAATATTTCATTAGGTGGCCCCGGACTAGTATATATGGATTGGGTTGTGGCGGGTAATGTTGTCGCTACTGAAACACTTTCTACAGGGCAAAATCAAGTTATTAGCTCACGACAAGTTGTTTCTCCTTCTGGAAGTGGGAATACAATAATCGGTATAAGATTTAGAAATACTTCGTCCTCGCCTGCAAATATAAATATAGTAGGAAATCAGACTATTAATGTTTTTGCAAACCGTAACGCAAATATCATAAATTAACCCTATTACCCGCTAAGTATACTGTTCAAATTTAAGCAGACAGTTTATTAGGCGGGTTTTTTATGTCCGGAGAAAATCATGCCAGCAGGCACTATTGATTTAACCAATGGTTCTAACAAAGTTATCGGTAGCGGAACCAGCTTCACTACGGAGCTAAAAGCCGGTGATTTTATGTACGTTAACGTGGGTGGCGCTCCCTATACTATTGTCGCTTCCGCGGTAGTATCAGATATTGAAATCACTCTTACCGAAGCGTTCACCGGCCCTACATCAACCGGACTGTCCTGGAATTCCGTGCCAGCTTTGCTTCAGATGGCTATTACGCAGAAAGTGATCAACGACTTCGCGCAGGTAGCACGCGGCCGCATTCTCGACTTTGAGAATTGGCAGGGAATTTACAGTGATGAACCGTCAGTTACCGTTACGCGCCCAGATCGCACTCAGTATACCGGTCCAAGCTGGGGACATATTGCAAAGGTGGTTGGCGCGGTTGAAGACCCACTGACGAACCTTGTCCCACTTAGCAGGCAGTATATGACATTGGCCGCCGCCCAGGCCGATATTGCAAACATCCCTGACGGGTCTGCAACATTCGTGCGAAGTTCTGATGATGAATCACTGGCTATTGAGTACATCAATACCGGCGGGGTGCTGACGGATACAGGTCGTAAAATGCCGTCAAAACAGGCTATTGATGAGGTTTATTCTTTAATTGCTGATAATATAACCCTGTCGCTCGGGAGCAACATTTATAATTATCGTTCTGCCAATGATGGGAAGTATCTAAATGAACAAGGTATTGTAAGTGATAATGCAATTTATTTTTTGTCAGACTATATTCCTGTTTCTGCTTCAGTTCCTTATGTTAGTAACTACAGTTTGCGGTTCGTGCATTTTATGGATGCCAATAAAAATATTCTGAGTTTCTTAACGTACCAGACTCAGTTTACGACCCCTGAACATACAGCATTTATACGCATAACTGGCGGCATGGGGTCAAAAGAGCTTTTACAAATTGAATCTGGAACATTAAAAACAAAGTTTAAAAAATATAATAAAAACGTTTCCAGTGCGCTTCTTGATGGGACACCGATCTCTATTCGTAACGCCATGGGTATAGGTGCCGGAAAAAACCTTTTTGACAAGTCTGTCGCAACTCCGGGTTATGCAATCAACGAAACAGGCGCTCTGATTGTAGCCTCGACTTACTGCGTCTCTGATTACATTAATGTCAAAACAGGGGACCTATTACAGCCTTCACAGTCCGTGCGATATGGAAATTTTTATGATAAAAATAAAAAATGGCTGTCATCCATTCAAAACCAGAACATCGCATTTAGTGTCCCTGAATCTGCGGTTTATGTTCGAGTTACGGTTCTTCTTGCTCGCATTGATTATTTTCAGTTAGAACTAGGGAGTGAGATGACGGTATATGAACCATACTCACTGAAAGCAGCAAGCGCCCTGGACGGAGACAATATAAAATACCCTGTTCATGAGCCTGATATTTACAGTATTGGTCTCTTTAGTTCTGGGAAGAACATTTTCAATCCTTACACCCTAGTTGCCGGATACATTGATGAAAATGGGTTCGTTGCTCCCGGCGGTGCGTCTTATAAGTTCTCAGATTACCTACCAGTGAAGGCCTCAACAGCATACACGGGTAATAAAAGTATGCGATTTGTTAGTTTCTATGACACTCGCAAAGCTTTCATCTCAACAATCACCAGCGTGACAGCCTTAAGTACACCCACAAATGCTGCTTTTGTAAGGGTGACACTTGCCGTTGCAAATATTGACAGATTCCAGCTTGAGGAAGGAACCTCCAGCACTGATTATGTGGACTTTTCTTACGCCATAAAGGGTAAGCTTCCTAATGGAGAGCCGGTAGAGGTCGGATCATCTGTAGCACCAGAAGAAAGAGTACCAGATTCATTCGGTTTGGAGAGACTAAGAGAAACGCATCAAAGGTTGAATAAACTAAGCTTCTCAGCAACTGGCTTAACAGCAAGGCTAACATGGGCGATGATTGGGGATAGTTATACAAGAGATTCATCTCGCTACCCTTTAAGATGCGCCCGCCGCTTATGGTCACTGTACCAGTCAGGGGCTGCTAATGTTTCTTCTGGCCCAATAGGGTGGGGATACCTTTCGTTTGGTGGAGCTGATACTGCATCATCCCAGAATGGCAGCATAGTAAATCCATCAGCGGTTACTCAGTCAGGGTTTGTTGGTACGTATTATGGTGGTGACTCGCCAGACATCTCTGTTATGCAAAGTTCAACTGCTGGTTCTACTTTGTCCTGGTCTGAGGATTTCAGATTGTCTCGATCGCATACTTTGCTTGCAGAAGGAGGTAGTGGGGTAATTAGTTATCAAGCCACCGGAATGAGCGCAGCAACGCAGATTGATTTATCGGCACTTCCGGTAGGAATTCAGGCAATACCATTGACTGATATTCCAACCACAAATAACGGAACTATGACAATTACTGTTATTTCTGGAACAGTGAAGTTATATGGTATGAATATCGTAGACGCTTCTGCCGCTGGTGTTATTTGTCACAAATTGGGGGCATCTGGCTCATCTACTGCAGACTGGATAGCACGTAATGCAGCTCGCTGGCAGTCAAGCTTTGGGAGCTTAGAAGCTAACCTAACAACCATTATGATGGGAACGAATGACCAGGGTGCAGCAATGGCGCCCGAAACGTTCAAAGCAAATATCATCACGATGATTGATAGGATAAGAGCAGCGCGGCCAACGACAGACATTTTGCTTGTTTGCCCACAGGAGAATCAGCGAACTACCAATACCTACCCCATGACAAAATATGCGCAAGCAATGTATGAGATAGCGCGTGATGATCGTGATGTTGGATTCCTCTGGTTGCAGCAGTCATTCGGTTTGAATCCGGCTGATTACGCATATGGGAGTTCGCGTCCGTGGATGATATCGGACGGAATTCACCCAGACCCTGATACCGGAGGATATGCAATCGTTGCCGCATTGATGAGGGCTCTTGGGTTACCAGCTTTATGATAGCTACCACTCAATAGCTAATTGACCTGTAAACACAAATGAACCCGCTTCGGCGGGTTTTTGTTGCTTTGCACATCAGCCTTTTAGGATTCCTATCCCGCACATCCCTTCACAAAGTTGCTTCAACAATAATATACTGTATGCATGAACAGTATATTGTGGGGTTATATGGCTAGAAATTCAGATATTAATGTCGCTTTTCGCAATAGCATTACGCGAGATCCGAAGAAAGGGAATGTAGTAACCACGGTTCGTTTCGTTCAGGAACTGGCCAAGGTGAATCACTTTTGGTCGCAGCAGGAGGCGAACGAATGGATAGTGCGATATCAAACGTGGTTTCGTGATTACACAGATCACCACGGCGACGATAAGTGTTATTTCCTGATGAATATGGGTTATGTGATGTGATGAGGTAAGTCTGAAAAATCCCTTCTGCAAAACTAAATTTTTTCCTAGCAAATACATGAGAGTGCATGGCTGGCGCTGTTCATATAAAAAATGGAAAATTTAAATTAATATAGATAAAAAACATATAGTTAACATCCATTAAACTGCCTATCACTGGTACAGCCGCGCAGGAGGGTAAATAGCTGTTATTACTGATCAAACTACCCCTCCTGCAAAACCCCTGCAAAATTCCTCAGCAAAACTGCATAAGAATTAAACCGCAACCTCCTTCCATTCTTTACCCCGATCATCATGATATTTTTCTGTCATCTGGCTGGTTTTATGGCCCAAAAGACTTTGTGTATCGATGCCCTGAGCGCTGTATAGGCGTTCACATAAAGACCGTTGCTCATGGAACGTTGGGGGAGAATTAGCATCAAATTTAATACCTGACTGGTCTCTTGCCTTCGCAAAACCCCGAGATAAAGTATCCTGATTCAGCTGGCCACCGCGTTCGCAGTTACTCAGTGATCTGTGATGATGCAGGATCCATTTACTCAAGACGACATCACGACATTCGGCGATCACGTCCCGGAGACAAATATCCAATACGTCACAGCGAATAGATAATGGGATTGCTACCTTTGCCCCGGTCTTTTGCTGGATCACGTGAAGTTTATCATCCCAGATATCAGAGAATTTCATGGCCGCAATATCTCCGACCCGCTGCCCGGTGAGTATCGCAATCATCATGCCGCGCCGAACATAAGCCGGCTGATCTGAAGCCTTCGAATATATGGCCTTCCATTCATCGAGAGAAAGCCGTTGCCTGGTTACTTTTGCCCTCGGCTGCCTGGTAGCAATCGCCGGGTTATACCCCACCGGAACCTCACCCATATGCTGAGCTTCTTTGAAAAGGTCGCTGATAACTGAGCGCACCATTTGGGCCATTCTTCCTTTACCCTGTTCAATATAAATTTCTAATATGCTGGCAATATCGCGTGCGCCAATTTCAG